ACTACCACCGAAGCCGAGTTTGAGGCTTGTTGGTGGAAATGGGCAAAGGATTGCCCGGCGCTGACAAGCAACGGCACTGACTTCTACAAAGCCGCGTGCGCAAAAATCAACTCAATCAAAAATCCCTCCGCAAAATGATGAAGTTCAAAGAATCTCCTGTAATCTTCGACGAAGATAGCCACAGCTATCACCTCGATGGCAAGAGATTGCTCGGCATCACGGGTCTTATACACTCAATCCTCGGATTGGGTGTATATCCCGATGCCAATGAGCACGTCAAAGATTTCATCATACCGAGAGCCGGAAGTCGTGGCACCGCCGTTCACCACGCAATTCAGACCTACGACCAGCTCGGCATCAAGCAGACTACTCAAATAGTCCGCACTCGCTATGGGTGCCGGGAAAGAGACAATGTTTCCGATGTCGATGAAACATGGGATGTGAGTTCAGAGCTCGAGTCTTACATCCGACACCTGCAAGGATTCAGACCTCTTGCCAATGAGTTGACCGTTTCCGACAACGTGCGATACGCCTCACAGATTGACAATGTGTGGCTGAATGAGTCAACCGGCGGCATATGGCTTGTAGATACCCAGACAAACAACATTGACTTATACCCTCTCTGCGGCTATTTCAATGCCTGCTATTTCGACAGCGGCGAAGATGCGCTTAAGGAATACCTCTCCTGGCAGCTCTCAATCTATGCCGAGTTGTTTGAGGCAGAAAACCCGGGGCTAAAGGTTGAGGGGTTGGCTTGCAATTGGCTTAAACCCAATAAAGCCGCATTCTGGCTTATAGACCGTAAACCTTCGGAGCTTGTAAATGAACTGCTCAGGACGGAATATTTCCTGAGCGAAAACGGCCCGGTGTATTTCTACCACGACCTGACGGTGTTCGGCATCGGCGACAATCAGCCCGAAAAGGAACCGGAGATTGCTCCGATTATCCCTCCCGAATGGATTGACAAACTCGCCACACTGCTAAAGCATTACAAAGAGACCGAGGCAGCGCTGAAAGAGGCTAAGGATACGATACAAAACGCAATGAAAGAGCACGGTATCAAGTCCTATGATTTCGGAGCATTCACCGCTACTATCGTTGCCGACAGCGAGACTGTGGCTTTTGACTCCAGGCGGTTCAAGGCGGAACACGCGGAACTTTACGCACAATATACCACCCGGAAACCTAAAAAGGGCGGTTTTACAATAAAACTCAAAGACAATGATTAAATTTTCAGCAACAAACGCCCTGGTTCACTCGGTTACTCCGGTGATAGAGATTGAATCAAGGAGCGGCGGCCAGCCATTCGCAAAGCGAGAGCTTATAATTGATGATTCGTGGGATAGCCGCGATGGCAGACACTATTCCAACTTCGTATCCATCGAGTTCACCGGCGACAAGATGTCGCTGCTTGATTCATGCTATCCGGGTCAGCGTGTAAACATCGAGGGTCTGCTCAACGGCCGTGAGTACAACAACCGAATCTACAACACAGTAAGAGGCACATCGGTTACCCCCTGTCAAGCACAACAGCAGTACACGCCCGCTCCGGCGCCCATGCCCGGTGGGTATCCTCCGCAACAGCAGTATCAGCAGATGCCAGGCTATCAGGCCGCGCCCATGCCAGGCGGCTATCCTCCACAGCCTGCGGCTCCGGCTTATCCTCAGCAACCTCAACAGTATGCTCCACAACCTGCGCCGGCAACCGCGCCCGTGGCGGCTCCGGCACAGCAGTCATACAGTCATCCATCATCGCCGGGTGTGGCTGACCTTCCGTTTCCGCACTGATGGATGCCAATCTTACAAAACGCAACGGAGTAGTGACAATGGATAAGGATTTCGACCTTATGTGCTCACTACTCCGTAACGGAGAGTACACAGTCAAAATAGTAAGGAAGACTCAGCCCCGCACCATATCTCAGAACTCTTTGATGTGGATGTGGTACAAATGCATGGAAGAGGCCACGGGAACTCCTAAAGAGGACTTCCACGATTACTATAAAGCCAAGTATCTGAGCCGAGATGTGGCTGTCGGCCGGCGCTGGTATCGGGTTCCGGGCAGCACTACTGACCTCAACACATTGCAGATGACAAATTTCCTGGAGAAAGTCAAAGCGGATGCCGCCACGGAATTTGGCATAATGCTCCCTCTCCCCGAAGACAGGAACTATCAGGCGTTCATATCGGAATACAGAATAAGATAACACGTCAGACGGTCAGCAATGGCCGTCCGGCTTTTTACTCACAATTAAAAAAAATGGAAACCCAGGAAATCAAAATCAAAAAAGCTAAACTAAGCAAAGGCGGATGTATCGAGGCGTCATACATTGATGCCGACGGCAACGAGATTACCCTAAAGGGCAAGAACAAATGCCACAATGATCTGAGGGTTGCACTTGCGGCTCTGGTCCCATTCTTTGCCGACCTTACCGAGCAGAAAGAAGCGGACAGCATCGACTGGCATAACCTTGAGAGCGCCGAGAATGTTGACCTCCTCCGCAAGCTCGATGTTACGGGTCTCAGCATAGGAGGCGATGACAACAACCGCATCATCACCATGACCGGCAGGAGAACCCTCATCACATCACGAGTCCTCAACCTTAACGCTCCTGGAGTGGAGATGGAATCCGAGACTTTCGAGTGGGGCCACGTCGATGATTTTGACCTGGCTGTGCAGGGGTTCGTCTTTGAGGTCAAAGAGTATATCGTCAACCGCAAATGGGAGGAGCCTCAGGCCAATCTTTTCAACATTGATTCCGACGACCCGTTTGCCGAAGTCGAGGCCACTGTTGATGGCATTCCGGTGGAACAGCCCGCTGAAAATGTAGCGTAAGAATGAAACCTATATATATTACCGAAACGCCCAACACATTCCGCATCTCTTTTGAGTATAATAAGGAACTTGTGGCAATCATCAAGCGTGTGCCAAGTGGCCCGCGGTGGGACGCCCAGGAGAAAGAGTGGATTGTGAAAAAGGAAAGCGTCTGCTATCCTCCCGGGCGTGATGCCCGGTGGTATGTAGAGGCTTTCGCACAATGGGCGGTTGCAAAACGCTATTGTGCCAACATTTCAAGGCGTAGCGAGTCCCACGACGTAGTATATGAGATTCCGCAGATGAAAGATTTCAGCGGTGAACATTATATGCAACTCGAACCATACGAATATCAGTTGGAGGGAGTGCGCTACGCCTTGGATCATCAGCGTTGCATCTTCGGCGACCAGCCGGGCCTGGGCAAGACTCTTCAGGCGATATGTACTGTTGTCAAAGCCCACAAAGAAGCTCATATCTATGGTGACACATTTCCGGTCCTGGTAATTTGCCCGGCGGCTCTGAAAGTTAACTGGCAACGAGAGTTCAAGAAGTTCGCCGGAATCAATGCCGTTATTCTCGATGACAAAAACCGCGATTGTTGGGAAAGACTTTATGAATTGAGAAGAAGCGACGGAGATTCCTATGCACCTGTGTTCATCACCAATTACGAGAGCCTTAAAAAGTTCTTTGTAACGGGAATCAAAGACCACGCAAGAATGACCCTCCGCTCTATCGTATTTGATGAACGAGTCAAGCTCTTCAAGTCGGTAATCATTGACGAGAGCCACAAGTGTAAGTCAAGCAAGACACAGCAATCAAAATATGTAGAGGGTATTTGCAAGGGTAAAAGGTGGATATTCGCGTTGACGGGTACGCCCGTAGTCAATAACAATACCGACCTCATCCAGCAGCTCAAAATCCTCGGCAGACTTGATGACTTCGGCGGGTACAAACAATTTGTCGCCCGCTACTGCGACGGCCCCAAACAGTCCTCCAATCTCCGGGAACTGAATTACCGCTTATGGATATGCTGTTTCTTTCGTAGAGAGAAAGCAAAAGTCCTTACCCAGTTGCCCGACAAGATGCGCCAGTACATCACCTGCGACATCACCAACCGCAAGGAGTATGACGATGCCGAGAATGATGTTATCAAATATCTGCGTCAGTACAAGAATGCGAGTGATGACCGGGTGGCACGCGCCATGAGGGGACAGGTTATGGTCAAGATGGGTATTCTTAAGCAGATTGCCGCCAAAGGTAAAATCAAAGCGGTGTCAGAGTTTATCCATGATATTATCGACGGGGGCGAAAAGCTCATCATGTTCGCTTACTTGAAAGATGTTGTCGATGCTCTGAAGAATGAGTTTCCCGATGCGGTGACAGTCACGGGCTCCGATGACATAAAAGCAAAGCAGAACTCTGTCGATAGATTTCAGAACGACCCCGAATGCAAGCTCATAATCCTAAACTACAAGTCCGGCGGTACAGGTCTGACTCTTACAGCATCAAGCCGTGTCGGATTTATCGAGTTCCCCTGGACCTATTCGGATTGTGAGCAAGCAGAGGACCGCGCCCATCGAAACGGACAGAAGAGCGCTGTGAACTGCTACTACTTCCTCGGCGACAAGACTATCGACCGCTATATGTATAATGTCATTCAGACAAAGAAAGATATAGCCAACGAGGTTACCGGCACCACCACTCAGGTTGCGGAGGATATGCTCAACATCACAATGGATCTGTTCCGCGACCGGATATGAAAAAGAGATTCAACCTCCTAAATCGTTCCGGCAAAGTCCACATTCTGCATTGGTCGGCTGATGGCAGGTTATTCGGTCCGGACTGGGAAACTGTGGCTGCTTTTGACGACGAAGACTTAAATATGGAAAGATGCAAAACTATAATAAGGCTATTGAACGAGTGCGACAAGCATACAAACCACCATAACAATGACAGAGAGAGAAATAACTGAACTTGAGCAAAGATATTCGGAGTCCAAGATACAACATATTTGTGTGAACTGGTTCCGGCAGACATTCCCCCATGTAGGCAATCTTCTCTTTGCTGTACCTAACGGCGGGTGGCGCGGTGTCCGTGCCGGCGCACAGATGGTATATGAGGGGCAAGTCAAAGGCGTGGCCGACCTAATTCTGCTTTATCCGTCAGGAGGCAAATCGAGCCTCTGCCTGGAGATGAAAGTCCCGAAGAAAAAAGGCAGCAGCGCCGGAACGCAGAAACCCGCTCAAAAAGAGTGGCAGGCTCTCGTTGAGAAATATGGCAGCATCTATGTAGTATGCCACGGACTCATCGAGTTTATCAAGGCGGTATGCGCCTATCTTCAGATTGACTCTAAAAAGTACATAGCCGAAGCTTTGTGCAACTATCCTCTTTATCGATGAACTATATTGAATTGATTAACCGATATTGGCAAGAGGTGGAAATAGAAGGCTGGACTCCGGTTGAGACTGATATATATTTTCGTTTACTCGATATATGTAACAGATCAGGCTGGAAGAACCCCTTTACCCTCCCCAATCCACGGGCAGTCGCGCTAATGGCGGTCACTGAAAACACGTTGGCTGCTGGTAGAGACAGGCTCGTGATGAAAGGCTTAATCGGGTTCAAAAGAGGGTCAAGACGCAAAGACGCTCCTACATACTGTTTTCCGGAGAAAATTGATGGTGAATGGGTGTTTCCAGAAAGTTTTACCGCAGGTTTTGCCTCAAATATTGAGCCAAAACAAGGGGTAAAACCCAGGGTAAAACAAGGGGTAAAACGCCCGACATATAATAAAACTAAAACTAAAACTAATAAATCTCCTAGCGGAGATAGTGCGGTTCAGTCTCTACCGGAATTGTCATTGTTTGCGGATGAGGATAAGAGAGCAACCCGGCGAAATCCGAAATCCTCCAAAGACCCACCACCTCCACCCCCGACACTTGAAGAGGTCTTGCAATATTTCCTAAGCCAAGATGCAGACAAGCGTCTTGCGAATTGGGAAGAGTCCGCCAGGCGGTTTTATGACAACTTCACCGCCGTTGACTGGAGAGATAAATTCAATCGCCGGATCACTCGATGGGACAGCAGAGCCAACAGCTGGATTCTCGACGACGAGCAACGGCAAAAAGAAAAGGACCGTACCAATGAAACTAAACAACCCGATAGACTTTCAGAATTTAGAGGGACTGAGTCGAGCGCTACGAGCCGGAAAGGTTTCAAGGGAACGTTTTAGCATAGAAATACCCGAAGCTGACGCTTGTAACGGCTTGTATGCAGTGATGAAAGAGGAAATCGCACGCCGCGGCGGGAAAATCATTCTTGACGAAGGTACACGCTCTCACATCATCCAGGCCGCACGGTGGCTAATCAATCCGACGGCTCCACCGTGTCTGCTTTTGTGCGGGCTGTACGGCAACGGAAAGACGACACTTGCCAGGGCGATAGCGCGGTTTATAGAGTTTGTCACCGAACGCGAATTAGGCTATACAAAGCGCCGTACTATGAAGTTTTATACTGCTAAGGATGTATGCCGGATATGCGCTGCAAGCGAGAAATTCAAAGAGCAGTACGATGAATATCGCAGACTATTCAACGAGCCGATGATGATACTCGATGAGCTCGGTGAGGAACCGAAGAGCGTTCTCGTTTACGGGATGCTCCATACTCCGATTGTCGACCTCATAAGCGAGCGTTATGCCAAACAGCATCTGACGGTTTTCACTACAAACCTTGAATCGCATCAGCTTAAAGACAAGTACGGCGAGCGTATCACTGACCGCTTCCGGGAAATGGTAACTTCGATAATCTTTGAAAATGACTCATACCGAACCAATCCGATTAGTAGTCAGATGGACTACAAGTGATAAAGAAGCCATAGCCGCAATACGCAAGCATTTCAGTCTACCGAACTATACCACTGTCAACGGCTGGACTCCGGCGGAAATCAAGCCCGAGGATATGGAGGTGTTTGAAGAGTGCGCCCGACGAGGTTTCTTTGGCATCATTCGCCAAAAATGGTGTAAAAATGGTGCCCAATATATTTTCTAATCTCGTAAATAATGGCTAACTTTACAGTATAACAAACTAAAAGTCAAATCAATAAAACTAACAATGGAAATAAGACAAATTCCACTCTCATTGGTGACACCATCACCGATGAACCCTCGCAAAACATTTGACGAGGATGAGTTGCAAGAGTTGGCGGACAACATTGAGAAGCAGGGGTTACTCCAGCCTATCACCGTCCGGCCCATTGCAGACAAAAAACAGTTTACCGTTGTAGATGGCAACGCCGACTTCCACCCTGAGTATGAAATCATCTGCGGAGAGCGTCGCTTCCGTGCAGTAGGCAGACTCTACGACAAATGGAATGAAAAGAATCTCACGGATGCAAATGGTGAACCGGTCAACCTCTTCGATAGAATCTCTGCCATTGTGCGAGAGATGAGTGATGATGAGGCATTCGACGCTATGATTACCGAGAATCTTCAGCGCAAAGATGTAGACCCCATCGAGGAGGCTTTCGCCTTTGGTCAGCTCATCCAAAAGGGCAAGACCGCCGAAGATGTTGCCGCCCGCTTTGGCAAGTCCATCCGATTTGTTCAGGATCGCGTAAAACTCAACAATCTCATTCCGGAACTCATGCTTGCCGTCAAAGATGACAAGATGAGCATATCGGCGGCAATGCTTATCGCCAAACTCGATGACGAGGACCAACGTAAATATTATTCAGCGTATGCGAATAACACTCAAGGCTATACCAAAGCCAATGCTCAGTATTTTGTCAACGACTTGCTTGTGACAATAGACAAGTCATTGTGGTATCAGAGCGACAATCAAGCCGAC